TAAAATTTCGTTTTCCGGGACAGGCATTTTAAAATCTGTAAACGGTATGTCTACTTTTCTTAATCCTTGCTCCGGTTCATCTTTTGCCTCTGCCTGTACTCCCTCAGGAGCTTCTAAATCGCTAGGCGGTACCACCATAGGTATGTATGATGGTACGTCTGCGGTAGGTAGAGGTATAGATATTGTTTCTATTTTTTGTATTGGTGGTATTACTATAGTAGGTATTACCACTTGTTGCGTGGACATTTCATATCTCTAAATAAACTTTTTAGATAAATATTACATCCACATATATTGCACAAACGTAAATATTTATTGTAATCAGAACATAAAGAACAAATCTTTATCTTCTCATGCCTCATCATATTTCAAACCAGTCTGAAGAATCAGTTAATTCTTTGAATGCAGCTTTCCATTGTGCCCAAGTAATAAGAGTGTCATTTTTTGGAAACTTTGCTTTTATTAATGCAATATTGTTATCTATACCTTTTAGGTTTGTATCATCACCATTTCTTGCGTCAGACATAGCTTCTAACTGAATAAGTACATCTGGATAGCATTCAAGTCTAGCTGTTCTGTAATCGTAAACAGCCGAGCCATCAGTAGGGTCTTCTGGAATTTCTCCAACAGTACCTTCATCTCCAACTTTTATTGGTAAATCATCTGTGCTAGTACCTGTTTTTGGTTGAAACGCTTGTATGTTTAATAGATAATCTCTAAGAATCATATTTTTAGCAGTTGGGATTTGTGCCCAACTACCATCTTCGTATTCGACTTTGATTTTAAATGAATCAGCGTCTGTAATTTTGTATTTCATAATTAATTTCCGGCTACTGAGCCTGAGTTATGGAATGTCATGTAATGACGATTTTGTATGTAATATCCGCCAGAGCCTCCGGAAGAACCACTAGCACCGCCAGAACCGCCAGAGCCTGAACTACCGCCAGAACCACTGCCATTGTTTCCGTTAGCACCTGAACTACCTGTAGCTCCTGTGTTTCCTGTAGCTCCACTAGAGCCTGTAGACCCGGCATTACCCCATGAACCACCAGCTCCGCCGGTGCCTCCAGTACCGCCTTGTCCACCAGTTCCTCCAGTTCCACCTTGTCCAGAACTATTACCGGGAGCAGCTCCTGAGTTTCCTCCTGAACCACTAGAACCTGATGCTCCAGCAGAACCTGATGCAGCAGACTGACCATAACCTTGTCCTTGACCGCCAGCTCCACCGGCTCCTCCAGAACCGCCTGAACCTCCAGAACCTCCAGAACCACCAGTTTGTGTTAAGTGGTAATAACACTCTCCGTTTGTAATTCCTCTTAACGAGTTTCTAGATTTAACAGTTTTCCTAAAACTAGCATAACCCCAAGCATGTGAGCCATAATACATTGTACACATTTGAGCTCCAGTTGGAGTTGGTCCATATCTACTTCCTGAGTACTGCCTTGAATAAGAACCGGCATATGCTTGATAGTAACCACTACCACCTTGCCCACCAGTTCCACCTTGTCCGCCAGTACCGCCAGTACCACCTTGACCGCCTCCGCCTCCGCCAGCATAAACTTGACCGCCAGAGTTGTTGTAGAAAGTGATATTACCGTTTTGATCTGATCTTACGGCTGGACCACCGGCACCACTGTTAGCACTACCGCCAGTACCTTGGATGCTTCCTGTATTTTGTACAATTAATGTACCTCCCATTGACCCTTCAATAGTCATCGCAGGGTTTCCATTACTACTACCTACAGTTACACCACTATTAATGATAAGTCTTTTAGGTACAGCAGTTTGCCAGTTTGAACCATAAGCTGAACTAAGTTGGAAGTTAGTTGTGTTACTAGAGATTGTGTATTGTATCTCGTTAACAGCACCATAAAAATTACCAATACTAATAGTTCCAGATGTAGGAACGTTTGTATTGTTAGCTGGTACGGCACCACCATTTCTATAGTATTCTGATAAAGAGTGCGGAACTGTACCACCAAATTCATCGACAATCTCAGTCATGCTGAGACTGCCGGAACTTTTGATAGCCATTACTTACCTCCTTTCAATTCGTCTACTTCTGCTTTAAGTTCGTTTATTGCGTTTATAAGTACGCCTACTATTTTTCCGTAGTCAACTGATTTGACTTCTCTCTCCCCTGTAGGGTCTAAAACTTGCTGTGTTAATACAACTTCTGGTAATACTTCTTCTACTTCTTGTGCAATAACACCAATAGAAGGTTTACCATCAGCTATCCATTTATAAGAAACACCACGTAACTTACCGCAGATACTTAGAGCATCATTAATAGTATGTATGTCTGTTTTTAATCTTGCGTCAGAGTATGCAGTTACGTTTCCTGTAGCAGTAACATTTCCAGAGCTATCACATTTAAGTGACCAACTACCAGAACCATTTAAGAAACCAATGCTGTTACTATTGTCTGCATAAACATATCCTCTACGACTTGAACCATTGGTATATATTGCAATACCATTAGCGTTTTGATCGTTTCGTATTCTTAAATATTGTCCATCTAAATAAACATGATAATTATAGTTATTTGGATAATACAAACCCTGATTACCATTAGACTCTATCCAATTATCCATGTTGTAGTGGTTAGAACTATTAGGTGCACCTTGCTGCATAAAATCACCAGCGTGCTTACCATCTACAGTGTCAGCATCTAATCCAGAACTGGAACCATCAACAGTTTTAACAAGTGTAAGTATTTCACTGGCTGTCTGGTCAGCAGTAGCTCCAGATTCTATACCGTTTAATTTACTATGATCTGCATCAGTAAACACGTTACTGTCAGATGCTGATTCTACAAGTGTACGTATTTCAGCAGCAGTCTGGTCGCCAGTAGCTCCGGACTCAATGCCATCTAATTTACTACCGTCAGCAGCTACGTCTCTACCGTCAACTGTATGACCAGCTTGTAATATTATGTTACTATCAAAATTACACTCGCCACCTCTAATTTCAAGTTGTGGAGGATTAGTACCACCAACTCTAAAATTCATTCTATTACCAGTATTAGAAGTGTCAAAATATAAATCTGAATCGCTACTACTATGATGACCAATCTGAGCTTGAAGATTTCCACCACCATCTCTAAAAGCTATACTTGTTTCAGCAGCACTTCCTGTATTACCAGAATCAGAATCTTGTAATACTATCTGTGGTTCTTGTGATTTTCTAGCAACTATTTGACCTGTAACTGTAAGGTTACCTGTATCACATCCACCAGTAGTTATTATTGATTGACTTCCAAAGTTAGGAGATACTTTAGTTCCAGCTATTGCAGCAGATGCGTTAACGTCTGCGTTTATGATTGTTCCGTCTACTATGTTTGCACTAGCTACGGTTACGTCTGTTGGTAAAGCTCCACCAGCAATCTTAGTTGTTGCTATAGAATCTGTACCTAGTTGTCCTGCTATTGAAGCTGAAGATACGTTTGACATATCTTCTCTTGCTAGTGGTCTACCACCAGCTTGACTACCGTCATGTACGACAGCAGTGTCTTTTGTTGTGTCTATAGTAACTTCGCCTTCGGCACCTGTAAATGATGCGTGAGCAGAAGTCGAGCCACGTCTTAATTTTAATAATTTTGCCATTTAAAGTGTACCGAAATCGAGAGTTAAATTAGTAGGGTCGCTTATAGTTGTTGCTGTAAGAGTTCCTGATGTAAGAGTTCCTGTTACCGTTGCGCCTGTAGACGTAACTTCTAGTCTAGTGGTGCCTTGATCTTGTAATTTAATATTTCCTGTACCAGATGCGTTAATTATCGAATCATTAGTGTTGTGAAATATTTGTAGATCTGAGTCTGCACCAAACTTAACTTTAATATTATCTTCGTATCTGTTATCTCCAGTAAAGACACTTCCAGATACTTGTGATAAAGCACCAGTAGCTGTGACACCACCTTGCCATTGTGTACCATTCCAGATTCTTAGTTCATTAGCTGAGCTGTTAAAATATAAATCTCCAACAGCTAGTGCATTACCACCACCATCAGTAGTTGGAGCAGAAGAAGCTATTTGGTATTGGTCTGCAAAGTTGTTTACGTCAGATATACTGCCAGCAACAGTGTTAATGTTTGTTGCATTAGAAACGACACTATTAATATTGGATGCGTTAGCAACCGCAGCGTTAATGTTAGAAGCATTTGAAACCGCACTATTTATGTTACTTGAGTTATTAGCTACAGCAGTAATGTTAGAGTTGTTTCCAGCTACTGCATCAATATTTGTTTTATTAGCGTTAACCGCATTTATATTTGTAGCGTTGTTCTTAACTGCATTTATGTTAGTTGCGTTGTTTGCAACTGCTGTAATATTAGTGTTGTTTCCAGCCACTGCCGAAATGTCGGAAGCGTTGGATACAGCAGCATTAATATTTGATGCGTTGCTAACAGCAGCATTAATATTAGAAGCGTTAGCTTGTACGGCGTTAATGTTTGATTCATTTGCTTGTACTGCATTTATATTGCTTGAGTTATCAGCAGCAGCAACAATTTTAACTACGTTATCTGATACTGTTTTTATTGGGTCATCCTTAACAGTTATGGTGTTACCCATACCGCTATGGTTTGTACAGTAATACTGGAAGTTAGCTGGTTGGGTTTCTGGAATCTTAATAGATACTTTTGCTCCAGCAGTACCCTGTGTACCAGTAACAACTACGTTAGTTGAGTACTGAGAACTATTAGCATAGAATCGTAATGGATGAGCACCATTAGAACTATCGCTAACATCAAATGTATATGTCCAACCTTTGTACAATGTCAAAGCAGGAGCTGTTGTACCATCAATTAAAAATTTTCCTCCAGATGCAGTTACTGTTAATGTTATTTCATCTTCTAGTGCATCTGCAACTATATCTAATGAACCATTACCAGTTCCTGTAGTAACAGCGTCAGTAATTAATCCGAGGTCTTCTTCATAAGTAATCGCACCTGAGACAATAGCAATATCGTTAAGAACACTCTGTGCAGGGGTGATGATAGCCCAATTAGACCCGTCCCATACCCGTAAATTGCCATTGGAATTATCAAACCATAAATCACCGCTTTGTAAACTTGTTCCATCTACTCTTTGTGAAGGGGGGTTAGAAGCTATTTGATATAGATCTGCAAAGTTATTTATATCTACAACGTTTGCACCGGCTGCTACAATGTTAATAATATTTTGTGCAACAGTATTAACCTGAGTAGCTATAGGTACTAATCTGTGAAATGTATATGTATTAAGAGTTGCTGTAGATTCTACTAACAAACCAAATCCACTAGGCAAATCTGTAGGAACGCCAGTAATAGTTACTGTGCTATTTCCAACAGTACCGTTAGCAATAGTTACAGTAGTTCCAGTACGTGTATATCCAGTAGTCAAAGCACCAATACTTAAGATTGCTGCCTGACCTGTAGCTCCCTGTGGGTTTGTGTTAGGAAAGTTTTTCTCGTCTGCAATAACTGTAAAACCACCAACCTCGTCAACAAGGTCAATGATTCTTGCGTTGATAGCAGCAGTAGTAGCTACAAATGCGTCTGAGTTAGACCAAGTTTGTCCACTAGCAATAGTTTCTGAAGAATCCTGTCTAAGGAATCTAGCTTCAGCTTCTGTCTCTGTGTAGTATCTACCGTCTAAAGCTCCATTTGTAAGCTCAGTTTCTGTAAAATATCTGTTGTCTAACTGACCAGCATCTAGCTCAGTCTCTGTGTAGTATCTGCCGTCAGCAGCACCACCAGTTATTTCAGATTCTGTAAAGTACCTTGTATCAAGTGCACCACCATTTAGTTCAGCTTCTGTGTAATATCTACTATCAATAGCACCGCCAGTAGTAAGCTCAGTTTCAGTAAAGTATCTACCATCAAGGGCACCACCAGTTAACTCAGACTCTGTAAAATATAACTTATTTAATTCACCGCCATCTAACTGACTTTTTGTGAAATATCTAGGGTCAAGTGCACCAGCATCTAGTTCTGATTCTTTGTAATATCTATTATCTAGTTGTCCAGCATCTAGCTCGTTTTCTGTATAATATCTATTATCTAACTGACCAGCGTCTAACTCTGTCTCTGTGTAATATCTATTATCTAATGTACCTAATTCTATATCTTCTTCTTTGATACTTCTGTTAACTACGTTGTCTCCAGAAACAGTTATGTCTGTAGGTAGTGGACCTCCACCTAATTTAGTAAGTGCTACAGAATCATTAAGAAGTTTAGAACCTTGTATATTTGCACTTGTACTTACGTCCGCATCTTTTATAGTTCCATCAACTATGTTGTCAGTGTTGACAGTGATACCTGTTGGCAGTGCACCAGTACCAAGTTTGGTAAGTCCTATAGCTGCACTTGCATTTATATCAGCATCAACAATAGTTCCATCTAATATTTTATCAGATGTAATAGAACCATCTCGTATACTATGTGTAACTACATCGTTTCTGCTTTCTTGGATACCATGTCTAACTAAACCTTCTAGAGCATTTAAGTCCGCAGCTTTAATAGATGAACCCGGAGTAAATTGTACTGTAGGTGTAGTTACTTTTGTTTCACTATATACGTGTATTACTTTACCACTTTGGTCATCTCCAAAGGTAATGGTCGTACCGTTATCAGGTATGTGATATTCGCCCGTGTTTGGGCTTGTGCTGTTTGTAAATGTAAGGGGATTACCTCCATCTACTCTGACTTTTATGTCAGTTTCATTTATGTATTGAGTTGTAAAATCTAACGACTTGCCACCGGCTACCGTCGTAGATAAAAATTCTTCAGTTTTTGTCGCCATTTATCTAAGGGATAAGTTGACGGGTGGATTATTTAGGCATCTCCAAGATTTTGTCTATCGTGCCTCTGTTTGCTTTTATGTTTTTTAATTTCTGTTGTCTTTCTTCAAGTAACAACTTTTGGATGTCGTTATCTTTTTTAATGCTTGCCCAAGCTCGTTTCTTAGCTTTGTCAAACGTTTTTGCAATTCGTTTGTAGTGTGGGAATGATTTAGGTTCAACATCTCTCATGCCATTTTTTCTGTGCCAATTCATCTCAGCCATAGAAACTGCTATAGATTCTTCTTTTGCCATTGCATCAAACTTAGCTAGTAGGTTTTGATCTCCTATAGCTTTTTGGAACATTGATCTAACTTTTGGACTGTCAGATAAATCTGTTCCATCTGGAGCATAATATGTAGAAGTTCTCATATCATAGCCACTGTTAAATAACAGCTCTCTACCGGGAGAATAATCTAAGTTAAAGTTCACAGGTGAAACCGCATTAAACATACGAGTTACAAAGTCGTGATCTTTAATAGGTCTACCAGTTAAGATGTCATATTTTATAGGTAATGGGTCTGCTGCAATATTTTCAGTTAATAAGTTTCTGTTTCTTATAGCACTGCCCATATCAGAACCTAGTTCTCTAGTGTAAGGAGTAAGTACTTTACCTATCTCATTTCTAAGACCAGATAAAGGAACTGTGTTATTCATTAGCGAAGCAACAATTCTATTTTGTTGTCCGGGTTTACCAGAAAACAAATCTACAAATGATTGCATACCAGCTAGATAAGACTTACTAGAAGCTGTATTAGCTAGTGCCATAGATAATTTAAGTAAACTATCTTCTGTCCATTCTTCACCCATTAATTGTTGGTGATCTCCTATATCTCCTACTAAAGCAAGTATCTGGTTGTAAGGTTCAAAGGCATCATAGTTGACCCAGACGTCACCAAGTTTTATAGTTCTTGGTTTCCATCCCATGTCTAACCATGCTTGTCTTTGTTTCCTATCTGTAGGTCCATTGCCATGTAAGTTACCGCTAAGATATGCCATAGATGCCATACTTATAGCTGCTGTACCCATAGCTAATCTTCCGTTCTGGATAGCTTTAGCATTAATCAGATCTTGCTGAGTATGAATACCAAACTGTTGTAGCTCTGGTGTAGGTACCTTTGCTTTAGCTATTTGGTTAAACTCGTCAACTAAAAAGTTAAATCCGGGAGTGTGCTTTGCTGTTAAGTTTAGACCATTAATACCAGTTCTTGCAAATAGGAAGAAAGGTCTAGCCCATGGAGCATCATCAAATGCTTTAGCTAAGTTCTTACCAAATCCTGTTAATGGAGCTGTAAGTGTTGCTTCTTGCCTGCTGTACTCAGCCATAGCATCTGTAACCATACCGTTTTCATCAAAGATTTCTTTGTTAAAGTTATCTTCCATGTCACGGAAAAGTTTAGCATCAAAATTTGCAAAGTTTTTATCACCCATTTTTTCAGTAGCAGCTAGAAATGCTTTCTCTCTAGCTCTTGCTCTACCTATCATTAAGTTAAAAGTATCGTCAGTAGCAGCCATAATCTTAGTAGAGTATGTAAGAAGACTACTATCATTCAGACCTCTAATCATATTAGCGGTACGATACAATATTTTATCTGTTGTATTACCTCTTGTTTCTGCCCAGTGTCCGTAGAACTGCCATTGATCGTCTAGTTTATTTCTTTCTATATATCTAGTTTTAATACTAGAAAGATCACCAGCCCAATAACTATTTAGTCTTTTTTTAAAAAATGTAAAGGCTTCTGGTACTGTTTGAACTAAAGCATTTAGTGAAGCTAAACCAGCTCTTGAAGTAACCATGTCTCCTCCCATTGCACCACCGATAGCCATAGCCATAGGTCTGGTAAATGTTGCACTACCTGTACCCATGATTGCTCGGATTGGTGTTTTAGGACCAGATAAGACACTATGAGTAAACATAGTACCAAACTCTCTTAAGAATGCACCAGTTAGTTTCTTATCACCTTTGAAAGTACCACCTCTCATTTTCTTACGCATAAATACGTCAAGGTCATCAAGGGTATGTACTCCATCAGCCATAGAGATTCCTTCAAATAAAATTTTAAACAAGTCGTCGCCACCTTCTTCAGCACTTAAATCTAAAGCCATACGGAAAGCATCTATACTTTGTTGTACCGCTTTTTCATTAGCTTCTTTAGCAGCTTTCTTACTTGCTGCTACAGCTTTCTGGAATGCAGCATAACTTTTAAAATTACCAGATACTTGTCTGCCTCTTTTAACATCTTGTACTCTGCCAAGTCCAAAGTCTGCAAGTTGTTGTGAAACTTCAGCACTTGCTTCTTTTCTTAATTTTAAACCAGCAATTAATTTTCTTACAAGTTGTTGTGCTGGACCATCAATTTCATTAATAGCTGTAATATCTGCTAACTCTCTACCTACTACTCCTAATGCTTGTATATCGTTAAATAAAGAAATATTAACCATATCCAATGCTTTTATATATTCTGGTCTTACATACTTACCTATAGTTCTAGTTCTAGTCTTACCAGTTTTAGGGTCTACAAAGGCTGCTTTAAGTTCTGTTCTATCTCTAGTAATTCTTTGGAAAAACTCTTTGTCAGATATTTCACTTGTAGCTCTACCTTCATAAATTTCTCTAAAAATAGTTAAGTTTTCTGCAACTACATCTTGTAGCTTTTTACCTTGTTCTTTAGCAGTAGCTTCTAATTGTGTAACAAACTTCTGGGTTCTAAAGTTACCCATAATCTCCCTCATTGTTTGTATGGGAGTCATAGTTCCGTTAGCTAATTTTTCTATTAGTGTGTTAGATGTCATTGAACCTACATGACCATCTTCACTACCCCAGTTATCTCTCTTTGCTTTTATACCTTTATCAACATCAGCAGCACTGTGGCTAGAAGTAGAGTTACCTAAGTGTCTTTCACCAATAGGTTCATTTTTTGGAAAACGTACACCAGCTTGTTTTTTCTGTTCTACAACTTCTGCTCTTGTCTGTGCTTCTACACTATCTCTTCTTGACTGTGTATATTCAGCAAACCTACTTCTAAGATCATCAATATCTAAGTCACTATTATCATAAACTTCTTTTGCTTTAGTACCTAATTTCTTACCAAGTGTAACACCAGTATCAGCTACAGTTGTAGCAGCTTCTTTAACTACAGGTGTAGCTGCTTCTATTCCTTGTTTACCAGCCTTGATACCTTTTTGTCCTAGTAATTTAGCTACAGGAAGCATTCTAAATAAAGTTGCATCAAACACAGCACCTATACCCATACCTTCTACAATGTGTTTAAACTTTCTCATTAGAGGTCCGTCTGTTTCACCTGTAGCAAGTGGTGTATCAAGCCATGGATAATGTTTTTTTAAAGTTCCTGATATGTTGTCTTGGTTTTCGTTCTTAGCAAAGGTGTCATATTGTAAACCTATTAAAGCACCATCTTTCATGGTTTCAGCTAGAGTAACAGCTTTCTTAGCTGCACTTCCTCCTTTTATTACGCTTGCTGCTTTAGTACCTATACCAATAGCTCTTGCTCCACCGCCAGTTAAACCGATAGTCATACCAACTTCTGCAACAGACTCAACTACACTACCCCACCATGTTTTAGTGACAATAGGGTCGCCGTCTCCGTACATAAATTTGTCCCATTCAGTTTGGTAACCTTCTTCGGTAGCCATTTCTTCTTCCATCTCTCCATTGAAAAAGTCAATAACTCTTTCAGGTGCAGTGATGATATTACTAGCAGCTTTTCTAGCTCCAGAACCAGCTCCAATAAATGTATCGGCTATGTAGTCGCCTGCTGTTGGACCTTCTTTTGCTTCTTCAGGAGCTGTAGCTTCTTGAGCTATTACTTCTTTTTCTTCTTCAAGATTTTGGTTGATGCCGTTTTCTATATCGGCAGCTTGTATGTTTTGTACTGCCTCGGCAGTTTGTTCTTCATTTAAACCTACACCAGAAATACCTATCTCTAGTGTGGGGTCGAAGTTGTTTTCTTCATTCATTAGTTACCTCGGTAATATCAGCTTTAGAGAAAGCCAATAAACCGCAGTTAAAGGTCTTTTCTTACTAAAATTGATTTATTAAAAATGGATGTTTTGACATTTTCAGGACCACCTTTTACAGAATTTTCCTCAATGTCTTCTTTTAATTTTTGTAATTCTTCTAATATTCTTGCTCTTGTTATACGTGAGCGAGTAGGGTATTTGTAAACAAGTTCTTCTACTTCTTTACTATGTTCTACTTTCTTTTCTTCTTGTTTTACTTCTTCACCTGTAACATGTTGCAACTGTGAGTTAGCTAAATCAACAGGATTAACTCCCATTCTCATTGCTAAGTCTTTGTAATAGTCTGGTATATCAGATGATTGCTTTAGAGGTGTTTGACCCCAAGCAATTAATTCTTTTTGTGTTGCCTGAGTAGCACTAACTTTTTTCTTTTTCCAATTACCACCAGCAGATTGTGTCATACCATTCTGTATTAATCTACTATAAGAACCATCACCAACTTCAGTGTCAAAGTTTTGTAATCTTAAAACTTCAGTAGGATTATTTATAATAGTTTCTACAGCAGCTATGCCAGCTTTAAATCCATCTTCTGGTCTACCTATAATTTGACCATCACGTACTGTCGCTTGTGTGTAGGCTTCATTAAATGCGTTTTCTAAGTTACCATATAATGTTAACCATTCAGGAGATTTTGTATCTGTTTCTCCAAATGATTCTTCTGTACCTCTATTAGTATATCCACGTAAATACTGTGCTGCTAACTTATGGTCACTAGAACCGGGAACCATAGCTCCACTAGATAGAATCTTATCTTTATGTTTGTTGTACATTTCTGTACTAAGATTCTTAGCTTCAAAATCATATATACCACCTTGGTAGCGTACTGATTTTTCTATCATATCTTCGGCTTGCCAGTCTTCCATATGTCCACGCAAAGCATCAGCTATCTCGTTAGGAACATAACCATCATATTTTTGCCTGTAGACATCCATCATTATTGCCTTTTCTTCATTTGTAGTAGGCTTAGATTTAATCATTTCTACATCAGCAAGAATATCTGCTTCTCTTTTATCATTTCTAGCTGATACACCTTTCTCATTAGCTGCTGCTAATTCACTTGTTAAACCAGACCATTCTTTCCAAGAACCCATAGTCTTAGTAGAACCATCACGAGCTGTTATTTCGTGATTAACTATAGACATAGCTTCTGGATAAGTTATTATATCTTGCTCTACTAAGCTAACTAAGTTATCTGCAAATGCTCTTCTTCCAGCACCTATAGTAGTTCTGTTTCTAGCTGCATACCTAGCAGCCCAGTCATGTGCAAGTTGATGTCCATCGTTCGGGTCAGCAGTAACAAAACCTACTTGTATCATTCTACTGTCAGAAGCTGCTACCTCTGTTTGATAATTAGATTCTCTTTCTATAGCTTGCTTTTTACGTCTAGCTGCATCAAACTTATCTATTTCAGGTTTGACTACAGTAGCTACAAGAGCTGGATTTAATCCTGCAAACTGTTTAGCATACTCAAACTTAATTTTTGTATCTAAAGCTGCTTGTTCTTGTAGTGATAGGTTATCGTAATGACCAACAGTCGCTGGTTGACCATCTCTAATGACATCTATCTTAGTAGTTTCATAAGCATCATATACATACTGATCGTAGTCTTTAGCTTTTTGTAAAGCATATTGTTCTGCAACCATATACCTTTCCCAGCCAGACATCTTACGAAATTCTTGAGCGGTGATAGCGTCATAATCTTCAGATTCTATTTTAGATGCAAACTCTTGTAGAGCTATATCATCTTCAAATAGCATTTCTTTGTCGCCTCTAAACTGTGCTTCCAGTTCTGGACTTACACCTCTAGTAAGAATGTCTAGAGATATTTCTGCTTCTCTATCCTGTCTATGTTTCTCTTGTTTCTTTTTTAAAATATCACCAAATGTAGAAGAAAGATCAGCTAATCCTTGAAACATTTTTTGATCGTTTCTTAGCTTATCTTCACCAACTTGTTGTAATTGCTGGAAATATCTTTCTTCATTTTGTTGTATTTCTCTGTCAGATTTTTCTTGTTCGGGAATGATGTCCACGATTTCTTCAGGATTCACTGACTGACCTGTAATATTAAATTGTGGAATCATAGTTAATAACTTTGAAATGTTCTAATCTGATGTCCAAAGGTAGGGTCTGTAACATAACCATAGTGTTGTCCCATTGACACTCCAGTACCTGATTTTGAAACAAAGTTTGGTGTTTGTCCACCACCCATAGTTTTATTTGACATACCTTCTAGACCAGCACCTAGTGCTTGTCCCATACCCATCATTAATGTTAAACCTACGTTCTCCATTTGTGGTGGTGGGGGAGCAAAGTCTTGTACAGGTGCAATAGCAACCTTACTAAATGATCTATTAAGTTGTGTTTTAAGTTGTCTATTAGTATCTGCCATAGCTTCTTTAGCATCAAATCTAGCAGAAGCTAAAGCTCTAGATCTCATAGCTTGACTCAGACCATATTGACCTTGATTCATAACTAACTGTCTTCTAACTGATGCACCTCTTACACCACGTTCCGCAGCAGAGGCTTCTATCATACCTTCGTTAGCTAACATCTTTTTGAAATCATCTTGATTCTGTAAGATAGCCATAGATCTAGCTCTATTTAATTGTATGTTAGTCCTAGTATATGCTCGTTGAGCTGCAATGTTTGCTAGGTCTACCTCTTGTTCAAATTGTACTTTCTTAGATTGATAAGTACTTCTTGTTTGCATCCACTTACGTTCTCTAACTTTAAGTTGATGCGCGTACATACGCTTTTTATGTTTGTTGTTCGCGGACGCTTGCATCGCTCCGCCTATTGCGGATGTCGCTGGTCCTATCGCTGCTGGGTCGCACACGGCAAAATTCTATAAAGGATAAATTGTTTGGTCCGTAGGGAAATTCTCTAAGAAATTTAAAACCTAAAAACCTAAGTAACTTAATATGGACTCTGTTTCTTTTATCAACAAAATTCCACAGTAACTTGTCTTGTCTTGAGTTCACATAC